CAAGCCTGTTTTGAAATCGCCTTGCTTAAACTGCAATGCGATAAATGGTGGGCTCGCCAATTAAAAACCCTGCGTAAACAGTTTTTAGAACTACTAGAAATTGCAACCGGCCAAGTGGGTAAAGACCTTTACTACGACAAAAAAAACCAAAAACCTAAACGCCGGGGTATTAGCCCGTATTCATCAAAACAAGCACAACGTGAATTTAGCTTTGCCCAAGCCAGTGGTCGCCAGTTCCTCGAAATGATGGAACTACAAAGCAGCGACGGCGATGTAATTAACTTAATTGAAGCCGTAAAAAGCGGCATGGCAAACCCTGCTAACCGCCGTAATGAGCTAATGCTACGCATCCGTGAAACCGAAGAACTAGCCGATGAAATGGGCTATGTTGCCATGTTTTACACTATTACATGCCCTGCGCGTTTTCATGCCAATGCAAGTACGTGGGACGGTTCGACCCCCAAAGATGCGCAAAATTATTTAACCACAACATGGGCGCGGGCACGTTCAAAGTTAAACCGCCGTGAACTTAAATACTTTGGTGTACGTGTTGTAGAGCCACATGCTGACGGGTGTCCGCACTGGCACATGATGTTATTCATGCCAAAAAACAAACTTCAAGAAATCAACGCTATTTTGCGTTGGTACTTTATTCAAGAGGATAAAAGCGAGCTTTACGATCGTTATGGCCCCGAGCTTACCCGCGCCAAAGTATTTAATAAATTTGTAGATATAAACACCCATGGCACCCACATAAAAACAGTAGAAGCCTGCGTTAAATACCGTGCAGGGACTGAGAAAACCAAGTTATTTAAAATCTATAAACAAAAGCGCAGCGAGTGGGGCTTTGCTAAAAAGAAAGCCAACGAAGTAGCCATACAACGCAATAAAGAAGAGGCAGAAAAAGCCAAGGCTGAAAAAAGAGAGCCTAAAAAGTTTAAGGCGAAAAACCATAAAGCGCCTACCAAATTTTACCGTACTTTTAGCCCACGCTTTGACGCTGTAAAGCTTGATAAAAGCAAGGGCAGCGCAGCGGCCTACATTGCTAAATACATTAGTAAAAATATTGATGGTTACATGCTGACTGATCATGTTGACGCCGACACAGGCGAAAACCTGCAAGAGCAAGCCAATCCCGTTTTAGCCTGGGCAAGTACGTGGAACATTCGCCAGTTTCAATTTCAGGGTTCGCCAAGCGTTACGGTTTGGCGAGAGCTTCGCCGTATGCCAAAAGGCAAACCAATTAAAGACGAAATAATAGAGCCAATTCGACATGCGGCAGATAACGCCAATTGGAAAGATTACGTAAAACTACAGGGCGGCATGTGTATTGGCCGCGCTGCTAACTTTAAATCAATGTACGAAGACACCCCAATGGGCAACGACTACGCCGAAGTAGTGCGCCGTATTAAAGGTGTTGTGACCAATATTGATTACAAAGCCGTGCTTACACGTTTGTTTAACAATGTGCATAACGTAACGGATGCAACCAGCTTAAAAACCCGCCTTATAGAATGGACAAGACAACTCAAAGGTACAGCAGAGAAAATTGCAGCTAAGGCTAGCACCAACGTCGGCGCAGCCGACCTATCTTGGTCTAGTGGTAATAACTGTACGCCTATAGCCGTGGGCTCTAGCGCCGAGTTAATACTCGATATGGTGGGGTGTGATAAAAAACAGATCTCAGAGGTTAAAAAGGATCTAAATAGCGGCAAGAGGATCGCCAGAGACGGCCAAATTTACCAAATTAAAAACGGCCAACTTCATGTTTTAGACGAAACCGCACAAATAAAACACAACAAGCACCTCGCTATTGAATACCGAGCAAAAACACTCGCCCAAAAATCGGCAAGCTGGCATGTAACAGAGAGTCACTGGCAGCAAGCCCGCCAATTAGTAGACCTAGCTTACCAATATGCACAGCTTGACGGGCGCGAAACCCTTAATGCAACGCGCAATGAACTCGGTGAGTTCCATTATGGCGAGCCTAAAAACGGCCTGATCACCATTGGCGATTGGGACTTAGCAATTTTAGTAAACAATAACAGCGCATCAGCAATCAGTGACAACGATTGGTGGTCACTGGATTTAATGGCGTAGGAGAGAAAATGACTATTCAAATTTCAAAAGTACTCATGCCAAAGGCATGTATTAGTTGCCAGGCATTTTGCCCAAAGGGGTATGCAGAGGATCAGCACAGCCCGTTTATTACTAAATTCGACAAGCCTGCGCCTAAAACTCAATACGGCCAATGCGGCAAAACCAACAACAGCGTATTTGCCACCGAAATTTGCACCGGCTACCAGCAAGAACCTAACGCCGATGTATTTGCAGTAACTAACAGACCACAACCAAAACAACAGGTGAACAGCCATGGCCACAGGTAAAGTAAAAGCGGGTGACGTTTTCAACAATTGGACAGTATTAAACGAAGACCGCCGTAACAGAGGGGTGCAGCATTTTATGTGTAAATGCGTATGCGGCACCACTCGCGTAGTACGTAAAGATAACTTAGGACTTGTTCAAGGCTGTGGCTGTGATCGCAAAACCTACAAAGCACGCACTGGTGAAACCAAACCACGCACTAAAAAAACGCGCATTGTGTCACCCAAACCAGTAAGCACACCGGTAAAAATATCACATCATGAAAACCAAGAGCCACGGCCGCAATACCAGCAGCGCAGCAAATCAGCCCGCGAGCTATTAGAAGAGCGCTTAGCACAAAAGCAGTTAGAAAAAGAATTAAGCGAATTATGGTGAACCATGAAAGCAACCGTTAAACGCCGCAACTGGATATTTCACTCAGTTGTTAAAACCAAAACATTAAATACAACATTAACCAAAAAGGAAACGCACCATGCACCAACAAAATAAACCACTCGACAAAGGCCGTGTAGCCTGTATTGCTGAAAAATACCAGCAAGGCAACACTACCAAAAACCGCTACGCCACACTAGGCCGCGCCACTAAATGGCCGAGCAACAACCAAGGCGGCAGCGAAAGCGTAGAGATAGAGCTCGACACCATGCCAATAAACCACCAAGGCCCGTTAAAGCTGTATATTTTTTGGGATAGCGAAAACCAACAAAACCAAGAACAAAGCCAAGGCTACGCACCGCAGCAATACCAAGGGCAGTACGAACAGCAGCCACCGCCGCAACAATACGCACCACAGCAACCAGCGCCACAACAACAATATGGCAGGCAGCGCCAGTAAAAAATAAAAACAGCACCCACAAAAAAGCCCGTTTAATACGGGCTTTTTAATGCGTGAAATAAAGTAAAAGCTAAAGCCCAACTAATTCCAATTGTTGTTCGCGAGGTAGGCTTTTAATAAGTGCAGCGGCTAATTGTTGTGTGGTTTGTACCGGAGGATTTAAGAAGTGATCAAACGATTGGGTAATACGGAACGTAGCCCCGCACTCTTTTGTATTGGTACATGAGCAGTATAAATTTACTACGTGCGCACTTTGCGTTTCACGCGATGTAATCGTAGCTTTAGCTTCGCAATTTGGACAAGTAACCCGCGCCATAATATTCACCAATCGTTAATAAAACACACTGTCATTATATACAGTGGTTTGTGCATAACAAATAAGAAGTTAATTATTCGCTGGTTTTTATAAAGATATTAAATCCAAAATTGATCGTTCTTATATTCTGGGTAAAACTTTTTAATCAGAAAGTTAATTGGTTTAAAGGCTATATGGTATGTTTGAAAAAATTTAGGTTCGAGTTAGACCGCAGATAATATTAATAAAAAGAACAGCCTATTATTATCATTTGTATTTATTTGAAAAATTGTTTAATCTCAATATAAAGAGTAAAAATAAATAATTTTATAAAAGGTTAAGGATGATAAAAAGAGTACTACTAGTAGTGTCTATTATATTTGTTAGTTTTTGTTATGGTTTAGGAGTAGGGCACTATAAGATATTTCCTTATAACCAAATTAAATCTATAAAAGCAAAACTGTTAAGCGAATCAGATATAGAAAAATCAATTATTCACAGCTCACATTATATGTCTCATCTGTCGCTTTTTAAGGGATTATCTAATGAATATGATGTGGTTTTTCTAGGGGATAGTATTACTTACTTTGGTCTATGGAACGAGGCTTTTATAGATAAAAAAGTTGCCAATAGAGGTATTGGAAGTGACACCTCAGAGGGTATATTAAATAGAGTTGATCAAGTATTAGCAATGAACCCTAAAACTGTTTATATTATGTTTGGAATAAATGATATTGCAAATGGTGAGAAAGTAGAAGATATATTTAAAAGATACAAAAATATAGTAAATATCTTAATTGAAAGCAAGATAGAAATAGTTATTCAATCAACATTATTAACGAGTAAAGATAATTGGAATATAAAGGTCAATCAATTAAATAAATATTTATTTGATTGGTCGAAAGATAATGGATACGTATATATAGATTTAAATGAAAAATTAGCACCATCAGGTTCACTAACTACTGATGCTTCATATGATGGAGTTCATTTAAAAGCAGAAATGTATTTGAAGTGGTTTGAACTAATACAAAAAAACATCTAAGCAATTTCATTTGGCAAGAGTGATACTACAAGACTATTTTAAGTAGCATACCCTTGCTTTACTCAATATTAGCTTTACGCGCTGGGCTCTAAATCAAAATTTAGCTGTAACTTACTGCCAATTTCAGGATCCCTTGCTACTTCATCACTCATTAATTTAATGAGCGGTTTAGTCTCATTTTTAAAATACATGGCATCGTATTTAGTCGGGTCGCCAAGGCCTGCATTGTTGGCCGGAATAATACCCGCCAAGCCAGGCGGAAAGCGGTGGGCGTTTAATATATCTTGCGCCGATACGTTTTTAACGTTCATAAACTCGTCTTTACTTTCAAAATTACCCACAGGGATTATTTGTAAGCCTTTTTCTTTACCGTTGGGAATGTTTACAAACAGCGAGCGGAAGTTACCCACGCCTTTACTGTCTTGTATTTTTTCTTTTATATCGTCTTCAACATCAGGGTCTAAGTTAGGATCAGTCGCGTACATAATAAAACCCATGTGTGCGCCGTTTAAAAAGTACTTACGGCGGAACAGTGTGGCATCTTCATTTAATAACGTGGCTTGTAACCCGCCTAAGTAATCGGCCAAGCCATACACTTGTTGCACGGGGTCATATTGGCGAAC